ACATATATATCATTCTCAGGAGTCACAGCTACTGCAATTATAACTGAGAAATCTGAGTCCCTTCTTGCAGAGTCAGTTGCAGGATCCACGCCTACATAAACACTACAAGGTTTAAAGCCTTGACCATTGGCATCAACGAAAGAAAGTCCAGTTTCAGTATCAACGTAAAACTTACCATCCCAAAATTTAATATGATCTCTTGTAAAGATTGCATCTTCAGCACTCTGTACTTCCATCATGTATTCCTGATAGAACTTTTGTGGAGTACCAGAATCCTGATAGAATTTCTTCTTTCTCTTCATCTCCTTATGACCAAACCATGAAGGCCATAAAGGAGTACCATCATTTTGTATTGCTTTATATGTTATCACTTTCCAACTAAAATCTTCATTTTGTTTCAATGCTTGTTCATATCCTACTAATATCTTTTGTATAAATGAGTCATAATGCACAGGAGTTCCATTTATTCTAAGCCTTCCTGTTTTAGGCTCAAGTGCTGGAAATACCACTGCCGTAACAAGATTTGAGATCTTGGAGCGACTCTCAGGAGTAATAGTATTATTTTCATCCTCAAAATCATCCAGTACAATGAGATCATACCTCTTATGGAGTTTCGCTCCACCCCTGATTCCTGAGAGGTTTGATTTACTGATAAGTTTGCATCCGTTTGTGAGTTCAATGTCATCTTCAGTCCACTTCTTTCCTTTTAATTCACCAAAATAATATCTGACCTTATCGTTATATTCAAGATGATACTTAACATAATCAAGATTAGGGACAGAAATCTTACTGGAAGCTGCGACCCAACCATAAAATAGTGGCTCTTGAGTAAAGAGGAAATCATGAAGAATACCGCACTTAGTAAGAACAGTCTTCCCATGCCCACGTGGAAGTATAACTGCCAGCTGTCTAACGGACATGTCATTAATTGCATCTACTACCTCATAATGAAAAAAAGGGGTTTCACTTCTCATAAAATCATCTGGCAGAAACAACTTGCCAAATGCTACTAAATCTTTGTGTGCTAACCTAAGGTCTTCCTCAGCCTTACTAACATCTTGAGTATTAATATTCATTAGTCACCAGGTAATAACTTTTCAAGTTTTAATACAATATCTTCAAGACTTTTTGTCATTATTGATGATTTTCCAAATTCTTTAGCCCATGCCTTTTCCTTTGGAGTTAATGATTTCCACATTTTATCATAATCTTTCAAAAGCTCACCTTGTAATTTATAAAAGTCATCATATCTTTCAAATTGAGACTCCTTATAAACATTTCCAGTTTTTGCCATTAACCCTTTAGTTCCTCCTGCTCTACTCCATATATCTCCACTTTCACTTATTGACATCTTGCCTTCATCTATCAGTTTCTGCCATTTCTTATTAGCAAACAATAAACTACCATTATCTATTCCCTCTTTCATCCTCTTGTGTTTAGACATCCTCTTTAGAGCAGTACTTGCTTGTATGGCTTTAGCTGCTTTTTTGTAGCTTGTAAAATCTACTCCTCCAACAGTACCAATTATTCCCTCATATAACTGACCTTGGGTTAATCCTGGAATAACCTCCTCTGACATCTCTCTTTCCTGGTACTCTGATGCCTTACTGTATAATTTACTAAGTCCTTTCCTGGATACATTCTCTTCCAGCCATCCCTTCACACCACTGCTTTCTTCTTCATCATTCCATATATCAACTAATTGGCCTTCTGTATCATTTGCCATCTTCTACATCCCCAAACTTCTTGTTGAGAAACTTAGTAAATTTCTTTTCATCCTTCCTATACTCAATATAATTCCTAAATGTACCCATTAATAGATCTAAAGTGTAGATAGTTCCATTAATTGTCTTATTAATGTCCTTTATTTCACGTATAATGTCATGTTTGGACACAGTATTACTCTTCTTCATGTTATAAACTGCTACTTTCTGTTAGTTAAATGCAAAAACTTTCGTGTTAACTGTTAATAATCTCCCCATTAAAGGTATTTACTATCTTATTTACAAGTATATCTGCCTTTATATCTGATATTGTTCTCTGTCTATAGTATTTACATCCTTTATCTACTATATCCAAGGGTATCCTCTTTCTATTCCTAAACCAAGTACAGTATCCAGACTGTTGCATACCACAATCCCAACAGTTCACTTACTTTAAATCCAGTTCTTCTTTTGACATTCTTCGTAATTCCTTAAGTGCCTTTAAATGTTTCTTATAGTTAGGATCATTTTCAGGTACACCTTCTTTCTTAAGCTTTAATATCTCAGCATACACTGATACCATATAAGGAAATGTCTCACTTCTTGAAGGATGATCTTTTTTCTGATATCCATACAAAGCTTCAAGTAACCCATGCCCTAGAGCTTCATGTAACACTGACCCTTCATATCTTCTCATAAACTTTTGATCCTTATAACTCACTCCATGAGCTTCATACTCTGGATCATAATGTATTTCTCTCCTCTGTGATGGGAAAGATTCTCCATAACCTTTCCATTTATCTATTCTTCTAAACTTACCTACAAGTCCTTCATCCTCATACATACCAGGCTTCTCTATAAGTGGTATACCTGCTACATTCTCAGAATATTTTTCTCCAAGATTTTTTGGGGATAAACCAAATATATTACCTAAAAAGCTCATAGCGGCTGCACTATCAGCAGGAGATATAAAGTCTCTAACTGTCTTATTCTCAGGTGGCATCTATATCTTCATCCCAGCAGTTAGATTCCAATCTCATTACCTTCGAGTGTATTCCTGATCATATGCTGCATAAGCCAGTCTTCAAGAGTAGCAGAAGTATCTTTCTTGGTATCATACCATTCTCCATTATCCTTTATATATCTATTTGGATGTAGATCATCCTTAAACTTAGAAGGCCAATGATATTCTCCAGATTCTTCATCAAGTTCAGGATTAAATCCGTGCATATACGAAGATCTGTAGTCATAGTAATGCTTAGGATCATCTGGATCTAAGCTTATACCTGTCTTCTTTGCCCAAAACTTATACCAAAACTGAAATTGGTCCTCATCTTCTGGAGATAGCTGAGTTTTGCCAAATTTTAAAGTTTGTGAATACTTGTCTAGATCTAATTCATCCACTTTCTATCTCCTTTGGTCTTTCT